AGGGTCGCCATTAGTGAGGATAGTCTTACCGGGACGGACATCGAATTTCGTTCCACGTGGTAGACGAGTGGCATCTAAACCCATCATTGGGTGTGTCGTGAGTGCTAAGGCGTCAATACGAGCTCTCAGTTCAGCATCTAAAGCTTTCTGTGGAGTATATCCCTTTTCAGCCACACCTGTACCCCCAAACTGCGAGGGTACCCTGTCATTTTGATAGGCAACAAATGGTCTATCATTTAACATGTATGGGTTTTCTGCTGCTCTTAGTACGCAATCGTCATTAGCAATTGTAACAACTGCTTCAACTAACTCATCATCATTGTAGTCAAACTGGTCTACACTACTTGAGTTGCCACTAAGAAATCTTTTAGGAACTAATCCCCAATATTCTACAATCTTTACTTTGTCATCTTCATTAGAGTCACTAAACTCTTCATCAAAGCCAAAGTCTGCTTTGTCATAACTACCTAATGGCATATCATTGTATATACCATCCTTCATACCCTTAGTAATCATATATCTAGGTTTAATTACTATGTGGGCGACACCTAATGCTTCATCTATTGTTGTAGCTGTAGGGTCAATAACAAATTCTTTTGGTGATACTGATTCTAATTTAACACACGTGTATGGTATTTCCTGTGTTCTAGTAGCAGTTGTCATGGTTCCCGGTACTGGCTCTTCAATAGCCACCATTTCCATTTTATCCTGTACTAATACCTTACCAATACCTGTACCAAATATGGCACCGTTAAGTAAACACTCTGCAATAGCGTCCTTAACTCCATCTTTTGTTAAATCTTCATGGAGTAAATTACGTATATACTCTGCGTCTTGTTTGTTTTGGTCAAGGATGTCATCTTCTAGGTCAAACCAACGGTTTCCTCCAAAGATTGCTTCCTCTAATTCTGCTACTGTGGCTTCAATTGCCTGTGATGTGGCTGGAGAAATTAATTTACTCTTTTCTGACTGCCTTGTTTTGTCATCTGTTGCCCAAATACCACGCCATAATCTGTAATATTCGTCCCACTTAGACATATAGTTAGTATTCCTGTGGTCCTCCCACTGGTCAACTCTGTCTAACACCCATTCTCTTAACTGACTGTGTGGACTATCTAGGTAATCTTTCTCATCCATAAATTAATATCCTGCTATTGCGTCCATTGGTTCCCATTCGTCTAGTTCTATACTGCCCGCGTAGTCTGCTACACTGACTTGGTCTATATATGCAAGGCTATCCAGCAAATCGTCATGGCTAAGAGGGGAAGGAAAGTCCATCATCTGGGAAATAAAGTGGTCATTCCAACTTGCCTTTCTAAATTTTATCTTACCATGCTCTAGTCGTCCTTGCAGCGACCATGTAATTCTATCTATCTTTCTTTTACCACCATGAGTAACATCTGTTATGTTAACCCATCTACCGTGTGTCCTCATCTCATCCTCAAGATAAGGCATGATTGCGTTCTTTAACGCTCCGGCTTCAATTCCGACAGTAGTTGCTTGACTTTCAATTGCAGCCTGTAGTATTTTAAAAGCAGTTTCTTTAATACCCCATCTACCATGATATATATCCTTTACTAACCATTCATCATTAACAATCTTAACTACTGATATTGCTGTTTCGTCTAACTTACTTGACTTTAAACCTCTGTCTTTACTTGTTGCTTCAAACCCTGCTGGGTCTACTGCTACTACATAATGACCTATTGTACCTTCCGCAAAGTCTGTTTCATTATCGACATACTTAATCCACTCTTCCTTAAATATTCCTCCTGTAAAGGATTCAAAGGTGGCTTCAAATTCTTGCCTGAATGCTTGAGTAGACATTGTACTCTTTGCAGCAGCGATTTCTTTGGGGTCCAGTAATGGATTATCTGTGGAATTAAATTGAAATGCTTGCCAGTCATCATCTTGTTGTGCTTCTATGTATAGTTTATAAAAATGATTCTTTCCTGCAGGAGTACCAATAAACATAGCACCACCTTTAACATCTGCAAGAGTAGGTCTTAAAATCATTTCCCACACTTCAGGCTTCATACTGGCATATTCATCGAGCACTACGTACTCTAATCCCACGCCCCTCAAAGTATCCGGTCTATCTGAGCCTTTAAGGTATATCTTTCTGTCGTTGACTAAAGTTAACACTGCTGTGTTTTCGTGAGCAGCTTTTATAACATCCTGCCCTAACTCCTTTAGCATACCCCACATAATATCTTTTGATTGTTGGAATGTGGGACCAACGTAAAATACGTCTTTGCTTTTGCTTTGTAGTGCTTTGATTAATAAAACCCAAGCAGCTAACCTTGACTTACCAAATCTTCTACCTGCTGCTACAACTTTAAAACGTGCCGGAGATTTAAATATCTCCATCTGAGCATCGTGGAGAGAAACTTTAATATCTGCCATTATTCGTCTATGGCGTCTATTACTTCACCTTCAAAGGTAGCTTGTTCCTCTGCTTCCTGCTTTTCTATAGCCTTTACGGATTCAACAATAATATTTATTCCTAAATCCTGGTGTTCATGTTTTATTTCAACAGCTTTATGTGCTGGAACAATTCTATCCATGCACATCTTTAAACAATGTCTATCACCTTTTAAGGCTAACTCAATAACCTTGTCCACAATCTCTGGACCTCTTGCTGATAATACTTCTCTGCTTAAAGCTGTATATTTGTTTACTGAACCTACGGGTCTGCCAGCTGGATTCAATGATGGCATGCCCTTGTATAAATTGGGATTACCTGCTTTCTTCTTTGTTTCCTTTGGCATACCTTTGTCCTGTGTTAAAAAGGGAGGTTCTATACCCCTATTATACCACGCTTTGCTGGTGATTGCAAGAACTTTCTTTTTTAGGCTACAATTTGTACCTTCGGATTAGTAAATTGCTAATTGTGGCTAGGTCGAAATACCATCTCATGTACTAATGAGCTACACCGGAGTGCGTGCGTTTTGCCATTATGGGCTCCCCCTTTGGCTATGTGTGGAAAAATGGAGGGACTAAGCTGGGACTAAGTAAGGGACTAAGCAGGGACTAAGTAAAAACAAAGTCAATCAATGGCAATTAGTGGCAATTAGTGGCAATCAATGGCAAGGAATGGCAACGAATAGCAAGGTGAAGAAAATTGAAGATAAAAGAGTGAGTGATTGTAGTTTTTTACATAAGACTCTTATGTGGATTTAAAAATAATTCTTGCATTTGATATTTAACGATGGCATAATGAATACATCCAATAAGGATAAGACGCCTAACAAAGGCATATAACAATAACTAAATAAAGGAAATAATATTATGAAAAACGTTAAAACAGCAAGACCGACAGCTACTTCACTAATGGGCAAGAAAGTTTTTGCCATGATTAATAACGAAGCTAAACTAACCAAAGCTGATAAGGATTATTTAATATCACTATATATAAGTGAAAAACAGTCAAATAATCAGCAAGCATTAATCGATGAGCTCATAAAAAGTGATAAGAGTTATAAAAGCACTATAACAAGGCGTGCTACGTTCTTAAGGGACAATGGACTTATTAACGAACTTAACAAACTGAAAGCACAGGTTAAGACTGGCATGGATAAGCTCAATAAGAACTTATCATTACAGGGTTTAGGCACTGGTAAAGACAAGGATGGCAATTTTAAGCAAAAGCCTACAATAGGAGTCAAGAAAGAGTCCAAAGGCGGTAAGACTCCTAAAACACTAGCCGACAAGGTTAACAAGGAGCTTAAGAAAGATACTAAGATTTCTTGCACAAGGGAAGAAGCTTGGGACTTTGCACAAGAGCATTTCAGCTTAGACGATATTGAAGCTCTTAAGGTTATGATAATGAATAGAGTTAACGATAAAGCAGCTTAACCACTAACCACTAAAACAGAAAGACCCGTCTACAAGGCGGGTTTTTTTGTGCCTGTAAGAAAACCACTAACCTCCATACCTATATACCTTGATACTCATTGATAGTATTGAGAGCTCCATATCTTCGATATAAGGCGTTATTATTAATCAACCCTTATCAACCCCTTACCTATAAAATAATATCCTTGATTTGATAGCCTTATGCCTCTTAGAGCTTGACATTGATAGCTATCGATGGCATAATATATCTAAGCATGGAGGATTATGTACATCAGTTTTTAAATCTACATAAGACTCTTATGTGAAAACTTAAAACTAAATAGAGAGGTATTAAAAATGTATGATGTAGATTGTATGACTATATCAGAGCATGCTTTAAAAACTCCTAAAGGTTTATTGGATGTAATTAAATTTGTATTCACTACAATCCAACAGCCTTTGAGTAGTTGTAAAAATCAATTAAATGATATTGATAAGCATGGTACTGATAGTAAATATTTGTTTGGTAGTAAAAGAAAAGGCTTGGAATATGCAATAGAAAACCAGACAAGATTATTTTGGAAAGCTCAAGAATTAAGGAAAGAGTCTTTAAATAATATTGATACAGTCAGTAAAGCTGTAAGATTATTCATGGAAATCCCAGGATTGGGAGCTGTTAAATCTGCATTTGTTTGTCAAATGTTAGGTTTTAATGTATCATGTATTGACAGTCATAACTTAAATAGGTTAGGAATGGAATTAAAAGATGTAACTATTCCTAATTCATTGACTGAGAAAACCAAAATGAAAAAGATAAAAGCCTATGTACACTTGACACAGAAACAGGGTAGTGTATACTGGTGGAACAGTTGGTGTGATTATGTAGCTAGTAAAGGTGGCATGAATAAATCATTACCAACTGGTGAAGAAGTGAGTGCATTCCATGTGGAGTGTGTAATAAGATAATTTACATAAGACTCTTATGTGAATTTAATTTTAATAAAAGTCCAAGGAGGACATATGAAAAAGTTATATAGAGATAGTGCAACACCTAAGAAAAAGTTTTATCATTTTAATATTGTAGGTTTTAAGTTTAGATTAAAGACTTATAGAAGAGATGTGATAAAGAAGTTTAATATCTATTCAGATAATCAAGGTCTAGGTTTAAACTTTAGTAGAAGAAATTTAAAATTATATAGGAGTTAATAATGAAACAACTATGTACAATAACTGAACGTAGTGGCGAGGCTGAATACAGTTGGTACGCCATTGCGTTCCCAGAAGAGTCATCTAAAGATATATTAGAGGAATTTTTTGGTGATTTAGATGAGGAAAGTAATGAGTGGGGTGAAAAATGGTTAACTTCTGATTGGTGTAGTGCTGTCTGGATTACATCAAGAAGAGATATAACAGAAGAAGAATTAATTACCCTTAGTAAATTTAGAATAGTATAGGAGCTAGTAATGAATATAATAGATATGGATAAAGGTTTTTATGAAGGCATAGAGGAAACTATTGTAAGTGGTTTAATGTATGGTTGGTTTGATAAACATGTAGCACAAAAAATTGCTAAGTGTTATGGCTTACCTAGATACTTGCTTTTAAACTGGGATAGTGTTGAGATAGGTTTCTTTGATGAACACACAGCAGATGAAATTGATAATGTGTTTGGCTTAGAGTCTGACTATCCAAAGGAGAAGGCTAATGCCAAACTATAAATATGAAGTAATAATTGACAATGAGATATCAGTAAAGTTTAATACTGAGGATAAAGCAGAGGAGTATAAACTTGCAATGGAGAAAACAAACAAGTATAATACTGTTAGTATTAAAAGATACTGGTACATGGACGAACTTATAACAGAGGAGAATAACAATGAGTAAATTATCATCAGCAATAGAAAACTTAGATGAGTTAACAGATAGTGAAGTCTTGGATTTAATATATAATTGGTCAAAGGAATTAACAGAATACGAAATAATAACTAACCCTATATTGAACAAACTTATAAATATATTAGTAGGATACGCTTACCATAGGAGAACAGAACATGAGTAACAATAGCTTTAGAGAAGTAATGAAAGGCTTTAACTGGCAACAGGCACAAGCTAAGGACATGCAAGAAATAGAAGATAG